GTTTGTGTTTGTACTAATAAACAATCATATTGTTTCTTTCATAAAAACCTTGTACGTTTCCATGTCATCATGTTATAATGATGTCATTACAGAAAAGAGGTGCCTTATGACAGACAAGACTTATATAAAGATATCCACCAAGGGTATAGAAACCGAAGACATGAACTTCGGGGACGCAGTTCAATTATGTTTCTCGGCGATAGCAGAACTGGCTAAGACGGCGATGACCGAAGGCCCCGGTAGCGAAGCTGAACTCAAGGACCTGAAGAGCGGACTGTACGACCTTATCAACAACGCCAGCTCGTATACGTTGAGCAAGCTGTTCCCCGAGATGGACCCTAATCCAGACCTCGACGTAAACATGGTCATGGCTCTGGAGAACCTCATGATGAACGAGCAACTCAGCCAGTTGAAACTGAAGAACCCGCGCCTGTACCGCAGACGCATTAAAGAATTGAAGAGGATGCAGGATGAATGCAATTACAAGAGGCAGGTCAAACCCCGTACCGCAGGAGTTTCTAAAGCCAAAGCCCGTAACACGAAACTTTACGCGGTGCCCAAGATGCCTCGCTCCGACGAAGCGGGCGGTAAGTTACAATGAAACGCCCAGCCCTAGCTGGCTGGAGTGCACCCGTTGCAATACTTTCATCAATACTTATATTCCTCAGCCCCACCAGGCCCCTGTACATAGCGATGCCCACAGGATTATCGGAAATTTCGGAGCCTATGGAACGGGGAAGACGACTACCAGCAGACAAGAGGTAGCGAAACATGCGATGATAACGCCCAATGCGAACATACTTATAGGGGCGAACGTCACAAGCCAGTACGAACAGACGATAAAACGGGAACTGGAGTGTGATATCCCGGGCGCATTCATAGGGGACTACTCGATTCAGAAGCAGCACATGGATTTCGTGAACGGAGCACGGGTCATGTACAGACCGTTCGACGATGCGGACAAGCTCAGGTCATACGATCTGAGCATGGCGGTCATAATTGAAAGCTCGGAGGTCAAGGCTGAGAGCTACCACCAGTTGAAAACCAGGTTGAGAAACATGAAGGCCAGCCGTAAAGACCCGATGACAGGACAGATCATAGGGGACTGGCGTAAACTCATAGCCGAATCCAACCCCGACCCGGGCTGGGTGAGGTCGGAACTGCTCCTCACAGCCGATACCATCAACCAGTACGGCACGATACACGAGGAGGAGCACCAGGAACAGACACGAATCGACAAGATGGTGTCGGTACACATAGCAAGTACCGATACGAACAGGTACCTGCCGCCCGATTTCATTGCGATGAACTCGACAAACAAGCCGGCGTGGTGGGTTGCGAGGTTTATATATGGCTCCTTTTCATATGCCGATGGTCTTGTATACCCCTCAGCGATCAATCACATCGTTCAGACCTTCGCCGTTCCGAAGGAGTGGAAGCGGATTGTCGCCCACGACTATGGATTGCATGATGACGCAGTATTTTTATTCGGGGCAATCGACATCCGGGAGGGGATTGTATACATCTACAAGGAAATCCGCACCAACAACAGCACAATCGACGAACTTGCCGCGCTTTATCACCTGCATGTCGCAGACATCCCCAGCGGAGGTATGCTTACCAGCCCACTTATCGACCCGAAGTCAGGATCCAAGCGGGACTACGCCAAGAAAAGCCTCTCGGATCTGTATCTCGCAAAGAACATAGCGTTCAAACCGGGGCATGTTGGTATAGACGCGAGGGTCATGCGGACAAATGCGTACTTCGAGGCGGGGAAGCTGAAGATAATGACCTGCTGTACGGGGCTGATCAACGAATTGCGCGAATACAAGTTCAAACCCCGTACACTTGACGGGGACAAGGGGGCGGACAAGCCCGTTGACAAGGCGAACCATGGCATAAACCCGCTGGAGTGGATTTGTATGGAGCTGCCTGACAGTCCGAAGAACCTTTTATACGGAATCTACGACAAGTTTGGAAGAAACATAGCCGACATCAGACCACAGGACGGGGTTCTGCCCCATGCGCTGGACGATGACGACGACAATGACGAAGATGACGCCGACCTGGCGTACGGAATTAGAAACAACTGGTAGGAGGAACACAGAATGGAGTATCTTACAGCCCTGGGCGCTATTGTCGCCATGATAATTTCAATAGTCACGTTCGTCATGGTGATGAAGTGCATATCTGGAGGGATTGTCATCAATGTAAACCACAAGCACGAGCACCCACCTCAGCCCGCCATGCCGAAGCTGATGAAAGAGGCGGCTCCCATGACTCAGGAGGACTATGACAATATCGTCGCCGAGATGAACAAGGCAAACCCGCCCATATCCGGCGTAGTCGAACGGTTACACATGTTCATGAACGGAGGAAACACCAATGGCTAAGAAACTACCTGAGGGCGTGACCCTCGAACAGCTCAAGAGTAACTGGGACCTGGCATACAAGGAGTATCAGAAGGCGTTTCGCAAGATAATGCTCCTTGACGCGACCGACAGAGGCAGACTGTGGGAGGCGATAGGTGCAAAGTTCCCTTCGTACCAGATACTGCCGGATACAAACCATGTATCCTACATCAAGAACAACCTGCTCGCCAGCCTGTACACCATAGGCAAGTCGGCGAACATATACCCGACCTCGTCGGAGGACTCCCAGATAATCGGGAACCTGAATATTCTCATGGACCACATCTGGGGGATCTCCAGCGTGGCGAAATATCAGATGGCTGCGGGTGAACGTGCCGCTCTGACCAACCTTGGTATCACACAGGTGGGGTGGAACACCGAACTGCCCGGAGGCAACGGTGATTATTTCTACAAGGGTGGACCTGTGTTGAAGAACATCGACCCGACCAAGTTCATGCGTGACCCGTATTCGGAATCCCTTGAGACAGCCGGGTACTGTATGACATGGGACGACCTGCATGTCAACGTATTGAAGTCTAACCCCAAGTACAAGGATACACTTGACGCGGCATTGAAGTCAGACTCTGGAATAACGGACTCGAAACCTACCGAACTGTACAAGGACAACTACGGAGCCAGACCTCAGAAGGATTATGTCAGGCTCATAACACACTGGGTACGTATCGGTGATATCTACCACGAGATCCACACGTTGAACAACGTGGGGCTGCTTGATGTCATCGAAGCGATAGACCCCGCGTGCTTCCCGTTCTCCACGCTTTACTGCAATCTTCCTTCCGGGGATCTTGTAGGTACGTCTGAGTGTTCGAAGGTCTTTGCAAATTCTGTCGCATACAATCTGCTGAACTCGATCATGCTCACATCGGAGTACAAGAACCAGAACCCACCCAAGTTTGTCAGCTCCGATTCAGGACTGAACGTTGCCACGTTCATGAAACATGGTAATGATGCGGGATATGCGTTCATGGTCAACGGTGATGCAACCAAGGCGGTACACTATCATGAGTTCCCTCAGCCCAGCAACACCGCACCTCAGACAATGAGCCGTCTGACCACGGACGTCCAGTCCATAACCGGAGTCGACGGAAAGTACACAGGCTCCGACTCGGGATCGGTCATCACAACAGGAGGGGTGGAGGCATTGTTGGATCAGGCGACTATGATAGACGGACCGAAGATCGCGAACTACGAGGACTACACCAAGAGATTGTGTCAGCTGTTGCTTGCGAACTTCATAGCGCATGGTGGAACAAGGAAGTACTTCATCCAGTCACCTTCGACTCTTGAAGTCAAGGACATCGAGGTTGCATTTGACAAGCTGAACAAGGAAACCCTGTACCGGTACGAGTTGAACATCTCGTCCGAGCTTCCCAAGAGCAAGTCCCGTGTCGCACAATGGGCGACTGCCGTCATGACTGCCCAGATGCAGTACGGACAGCAGGGGCAATCGGTTCCGATGATGACCCAGGAAGAATGGCTCATGTGTCAGGATGTACCTATGAGGGAGTTCATGCAGAAACGTATGGGGATCCAGCGCAGCAAGGACTACACCGAGCAGGTTGCGAAAACCCTGTTCACGTTTGCATCCTTTGCCAAGGCAGGTGTCCCGCCTGAGGAGGCAATCGCCATGACAGCCGAACAGATGCAGGCAGGAGCGACTCCGGGCATGGAGCAGCAGACAGAGTTCCCTGCACCTGAGCCGGAACTTCCACCTGCCGTGGATTATAGTGAGCAGGAAGACGAAAATTTCATGTAATGATGTATTGACATCATCAACACTTACCCTTATAATCAAAGTAGTGGTTCCGTACACCCTGAGTACGAGTATATACAGAGGTTAGCTTCGCCAGCAACCTTGGGAGAAAGAGGCAGATTATGTTGAGAAAAATGAATCTTCAGCTTTTCGCTGAGGGAGACGCCCCACCTGCGGATATTCCACAGGAAACGAACCTTGATACATTATTCGGTACAATGAACAACCCACCGGCGGCAACACCGCCTGCGACACCACCTGAAACACCACCTGCTACAGAACAACCTCCGGCAGAGGCTCCAGCTGCAACAGCTGAAACGACGCCCCCCGCTGCTCCCGAAGAAGAGCAGACTCCGGACAAGATATTTGCAGCAGACAAGCAGAATCAGACGTTCGCGGCGATGCGTACCAAGAACACACAGTATGAACGCATCATTAACAAGATGGCGGAAGTGCTCGGTGTGCAGGATACGACAAATCCGGAGGCGGTTATCACAGCATTGTCGGACAGGCTGCTCGCCTTTGAGGCACAGCAGACCAATATCCCGGTCGAAATACTCCAACGACTCCAGCAGAATGAAATCCTCGTAGCACAGCAAGCTGAATCACAGCGTGCAGAACAGGCCAATCTTGGATTCCAGAAGGTTAAGGATTCGTTCGGGCTTGACGACAAAGGATTGATGGAGTTCGCAAAGCAACTGAACAGTGCAGGCAAGGACCCTTACCAGACTCCGATGGACTTGCTCCAGGAGTACCGCACTTTGAATCATGACGCCATAGTAAAGAAAGCAACAGAAGACGCGGTGAGGGAAGCCCTCGCTAAACAGGCAAAGTCGGCTGCGCACAGCTCGACACCCAGCTCGGCGCAAGGGAAACCTTCCACACCAGCTGCTCCGATAAACGATGTACAGAGCTTGGACGCTCTGCTCGGACAAATGAACGGAGTATAATTACAGGAGGATACCTAAAATGGATCCAGTATCATTATCAGCATTAAAAGGAACAGGCACCGTTGAGACGTATGCCAATTTCGTGAACTCGCAGATTGCCAACGGCACTGCAAGAGTCAATCCAGAAACTTTCTACTCGAAGGTTCTGCTTGACACCATCCGTGACGGTGCGGATTCGTACCCGTACTTCAAGTACGCAGAGTCACAGATGATCCCGGACAAGTCGGACAAGCTCCAGCTTCGCAGATGGTCAGCCCTTCAGGGTCATACATCCAAGTTGCTTGAGGGAACCCCGCCTATGTCAGACAAAGGCTCGGTCATCAAGTACGAACTTCAAGCCTACCAGTATGGTAGATACATGGAGTTCACAGACAAGGTCGATTTCGCAATCGTAGACCCTGTCATCAGACACTTTGCCGCAGAGTATGCGATTGTCGCAGTTGAAACACTTGACTTGCTCGCTAGAGAAGCCTTGATGCTCAACGCACAGGAGTACTATGCCAACGGTGCTCTGAGTCCCGATGGATTCACATTCAGCGTAGGCGAACCCAGCATGACTGACCTGAGAAAAATCGTCCTTTCGATGCAGAAAGCGAAGGTGAAACCAAGAAGCAACGGACGATTCCACGTCATCGCATCCCCTGAGTTCTTCTACGACATGGTCAGTGATGCAACTGTCGAGAAGTACATGACCATCAACAACA